TCTCCATAGGTGCATCGTTTAACTTATGTTGTGCATTATACACTATTTTTGTACTTTGTCAAGCACTTTTTTATTTGGAGGTTGCGGTGAGATTCAAACTCACGTAAAACGATTTTGCAGATCGTTACCTAAATCACTCGGTCACGCAACCATAAATGGCGGAAGATTGAGGTCTCGATCCCCATACCCTTGCAGGTACAATTTGTTTAGCAAACAGTTCCGATTCCCAATCGGTTAATCTTCCAGAATTTGGCGGAGGGATAGCAGAATCGAACTCTTGGCCGTTAGGCTCCAGCTACTTTCAAGGCAGCGGTGACATCCCAGGTCACACAACCCTCCATAAATGGCACCCTCGGAGAGATTCAAACTCCCAATAAATCGTCCGTAGCGATTCGTGATATTCATTTCACTACAAGGGCATTAAAACCATTTAGAAACACACTATGCCACGCTATGAACCTGGACTCTTAGTAATGTGTTTTTAAATGGTAGGTCTTAACGGTAACGCTCCGCTGACTTCAACTTGTAAGGATGATGTTTTACTATTAAACTAAAGACCCAAAATTTGGTGCCTCCAAGTGGTAATGATCCACTCTCTAAGGATTTTCAGTCCTTCGCTAATCCATCTCAGCTACAGAGGCAAATGGGTGACCAACGGGTATCGATCCCGTGTCTACTCTTTCACAGAGAGTGGTTCTACCATTGAACTATGGTCACCATTGTTATCGTTCCATTTTTTTAAAGAGCATTAAAAACAAAAAACCCAGAATCTTTCGAGTTCTGGGTTTGTATGTTTAAAATTTGATTTACTATTTTTAACTTCTACAAACCCACTTCGTATGTTCCGAATCGCACACAAAAATTTGGCGATAACCGGCCGTCCAATTACTTGGCATTGCTTTGGTTGTCGGTAAGAGTTTAAATATAGTGTTCATATTTTTATTTATACAAGTTTTTTCTCGAATTTTGTGTATTATACAAGTTTTTTTACTTTTTGTCAAGTTTTTTATTTTTTTAGTACATATTTTTTATATGCATCTATCCAATTTGTTGAAATTTCACGTTGTGCTTGATCTAAAGTCAGAGTTCCATCACACACAAGATTATGCAATTTAACCTCTAATCTGTCCTTCATACGAGCGTTCCAAGGTTGCCCTTCATATGGTTGGGGCCAAAGATTGGTAATGTCGTTAGCACCACCAACATAGATTGGAATTAAGTGGTCTACTTCACACCCTTCTTCACCAGAACAATATCCCTTATAAGGTTCTACACCATATTCTCTATACACTCTTGTCTTGAGTGCTGATGAAACGTTTCTATATTCACCAGTTTTAAAATCTTCAGCACAAATAACCTTTTCAGTTAGGTGTGGATCTGCTTTGCCTGGTGTTAGCACTTTGTCAGGTAAATCTCCAGCATTAAGAGAAGTGGATAAAAATAACATTAAAAAAAGTTCTTTCATTTTTTCTTTTCCTCATCTTTCTTCTTTCCGAAGATTCTTTCCCAGTTGTCATCAAATTTCTTTTTGTCAGTGGGTCTTTGTTTAGACCCCTTTCCACCATGCCACTGACTCATATTTTATACAACTTTTGTTTCAAAGTCAGCAGCAGAAGCAAGAACGGGAAGTGTAGATTGTGACACTTTCGCATCTGGCCATCTGTAACCAACAACATTTGCAGTAGTGAATTTCTTTACACTCACTGAGTCAGATTGATTACCACCAAGAACATACAGATTTCCATCTTTATCCTTACCAACAACAAATCCAACATGTCCACCACCCTTTCTAGAAAATACAACAATACTTCCTAGAGTTGGAGCATTTTGTTTTGTTCCGAAATTGAGATATGATTTTGCAAGACCACTTCTGGTTGAAGTAATACCAACATTTTCTAATACTGCACCAACAAACGCAGCACACCAAGGCACATCATCGTTACTGATTCCAGAAAGACGAATTATTTTCCAAAAATTAACAACCGTTGGACTACTCTTTGGTCCTGCGACTTCTTTTAGACCAACATATTTTTCAGCTTCAATTAACCATCTTGGTTCAGACATATTTTTCTTCCTCTACCTTAAATATTTTTCTTCCATAAGAAAATCCGTCTGGAAGTTTATCGTTTATTTTTATCAATTTACTAATCTTATATATTTCAGAATATATCCATATTTTTTTGGATCTTTCAATCTCGCCTTTTTTAACTTTTTCCCAATAATCAATGGTTATTTTTTTACAGTGGCCAGATTCAGCATGTAAAACTAATATTTATAATTTTACAACTTCAACACCACATTTTCTTAGAAAAATAATACCATCATTGCATCTATACTCTTCCGAATAAAATATATTCTTGATTCCTGCAACATATATCCCTTTTGCACATTGAATACAGGGCGAATGTGTAATAAACATTGTAGAATCTATACCAGATTCATTACTTTTTGCCAATTTCCCTAAACAATTCATTTCTGCATGGATTACTTCATCTTTGGTTTTTAACCTACTATATCCACCTTTGTTTAAATCCTTACTCCAAGCAGGATCATTTTCAATATCTCTAGAATCAAAGGTATGATGTTCAACTTCACATTCATTAGTCCAACCAGATGGCATACCATTATAACCAATAGATATAATTCTATCATCTTTCACAATGATTGCACCGACTTGTAACCTCTTTGCAGTAGAGAGTTGAGCAAAACGGTGTGCCACATCCATATAAGCATTAACAAATTTTTGTTTCATATCAAATAATAAGAATAATAAATGCTACAACAAGACCAATGGTTACAAAAAACTTCTTGTTATTTGGGATTTCCCAACCTTTAGTTGGTTCAATCATTTCCACAGTCGGTTCATCTACTTTCTTACGATTCTTGTTTGTTTTCTTCAATGCCATTATTTTATATGCTCCATATTATCTTTACGCATCCAATGAATTGGTGTTGTTTTCATTGGAAACTCTTCTGGGTTTGATTTTGAAACAGGAATATATTCAACCCCATCAATGAATTTTTTAGCCCAATGAGAATATGTGTAGTACACATCTGTTAAATTCCCAAGTGGTCTTAGTTTTTTCAAGACAGGTCTATCCGTTGTTTTCTTTTTATATTGTTTCATTGTCTTATTCCTATTGGTAGGGGGAAATGATTCCCCCTAAATTATATATCAATCATTCAAAATGATATGCCATTTCATTACCGATAGGAATTTTTCTGGGTTTCTTTTCTTCTGGTACAATATTCTGAAGGTCAATTTTCAGAACACCATTAACTATGTCAGCAGATTTCACAACTACAGTATCAGATAATGTAAATGAATGACTAAAATCACGAGTTGATAAACCACGATGTAAAAATACAACATCTGAGGTGTATGCAGATTTGATTTCACCATTGACAGTTAGTTGGTTGTTCTTAGTTTCAATAACAATTTCATTCTTATCAAATCCTGCAACAGCAATTTGGATCTGATAATTATCATCATCAAATTTGACAATATTGTATGGGGGGTATGTTTGTGGTTTCTTTTGTTCAAACAGTTCTTCAAACTCATTAAGAGTTGTTAGAAGACGATCAAAACCAACAGTAGATGGAAGTAGTGACTTACCGTATGCATATGTCATATTGTTTCTCCTTAAAAGCGAGTTAATAAAATAGAGTGGACCCCGAAGGCATCCACTTCTATTTATACAATATAACACATTATTTTGTTATTGTCAAGAAGTTTTTTTCTTTCCAATGTTATATTTTGCAATCAACTCCCATTCATGTTTTTCCTTATGAGAGATGATTTTGATTTGTGATAGGAAAATTGGTGGTGGATTTTCTACTTGTTCTTTATTAACAACAGTAACCAATCCCCAATCTTCTAATAACTTTGCAATTGCATTTCTACGTGAAAGATCATTTTCTGATAAATCTGTTGGTTTACCATCAAGGGCAAACAACTCTTTAAAATGAATGAGTGCGTATTTTCCTTTTTTATGAAGGATATGACAAGATTGATAAAGAATTTTATCTTTTTTGGATGCTACACCAATACGGGTCAGTGTTTCTCTGACTTTGAGAAAATCATCTTCTTCCGTCAATTTAATTTCTACACCAAGTCCATTAAAAATATCACTTTCTATTTTATTCATATCTTTTCCTCAAGTTATCCATCCAAGATAACATTTGTAAATTTTCCATAGAAGCACAATAATCCTCTGATATGTTTTTATTAAAACAATCAGAAACACTCATTATATGGTCTAGTTGATACCCATTATCAACTCCACACAGTGTTCTAGGATAGTTATTAGGGTTTATTTCGTTTTTATATAAGGCATATGTTTTTTCGGTTAAATACCTAACTTTATGTTTATATAACTTATATTTATCTGTTTCTTTTTTTCTCTTTATATTATATTTCCTTAACCATGTATAAAGAGATGTTTTTCCCCTAATATTTAATACATTACAAATTTCATCATTACTATAACCATTATCTATTAATTTTCTTAAAATAATTTCATCTATATCATATTTTCTATTATTTCCCCCTCCTTGGGGTCTTAATTCTAATCCAAAATGTTTTATCCATTTATTGATGCGTTTCTTAGTACATCCATAATAATTGGATAATTGCAATTGTGTATTATTTTTATACAGTTCAATAAATTCATTTTTATCTGGGAATTGATTGTAACCTATGATATTGACCATATCTTTATTAATTGTGGATAAATGATACTTTTATTTATAAAAATATGTTATTATAAAGAATTATTGTTTCACTCCACCTTTATCCGTTTTTCTTCTTATCTCATTGATTTGTTCATGAGTAAGAATACGAAGAGCATCCTTTGCTTTCTGGTTGGAATAGCCAAAATATACTTTCACGCACTCTATGTCTTTATCAACCTCAGATTTTTGCCATTTCTTGAATGAACGTTTCATTGGTCTAATATAATGAAGAAGATATGAATATTGCATATCTTTATCTAAACCAGACAACATATTGATTTCATTCACATAAGGAATACAATCAATATGATAGGACAGAGCACGATTAACAATGAACGGATTATAGTCATTATAATCCAGTTCATCACGGAACACACTTTTCTTAGTTTGTAGTATAGAAGGTACAATCTCCTTAAATAGATCAGGCATTATTTGAACTCCAAGTCAGACATAAGTTCAACAATACATGCCAGAAGGTTAATTTCATGATCAGCAACAAAAGCAGCATTAAACTGATATTTACCAATAGTAATTACCAACTGTGGGACAGAAGATGGTTTCAATTGATCATATAGACCATCAAAGACCTTCCTCAAGAGTACAGAAGGATCATTGTCAAGATTATTAACAACCCACTTACGTGCTGAACTGAAATCACGTGTGTGAATGCAGTTTACAAGTTCTGTGATCTGTATATCACCGATATTACTTAGAATACCACTATCAATGACCCCAGAGACAGAATACCTCTGTAACTCGTTTAGAATGCGTCTATTATCGGGAAAATGTTTGGTGATAACAGCAGCTACTACATCCTTACTATATTCTACATTCTCATGTTGGAGAATACCCTCAACACGTTTGAAGAACTGTGCAGCCATCTTTGGTTTGCAACCATTGAGTTTGAAATCAATGACAGTACAACGAGAATGGAGTGGATCAATAATACGGTTCTTATAGTTACAAGTGAAAATAAAAGAACAGTTAGAAGCAAACTCTTCAATAGCACCACGAAGTGCAGGTTGTGTTGAGTTTGGGTTTAGATAATCTGCCTCGTCAATGATAATGACTTTACGTCCACCAGTAAGAGACATAGAAGATGCATAGTTCTTAATCTTGTTACGAAGAACATCAATACCAGATTCATCAGATCCATTGATCATCATGAAATCACAACCAACTTCATTACAAAGTGCTTTTGCTACAGTTGTCTTACCAACACCAGCAGTACCAGAAAGAAGGAGGTTTGGGATTTCACCTTTGGTAACGATATCTTGAAAAAGGGTTTTTAAACTATCAGGAAGGATACAATCTGCGATTTTGGTAGGACGATACTTTTCTACCCATAACATATGCTCAGTCATTCAATACTCCATAATAAAAAAGATGCCCCCGAAGGGGCATTAAAATCACTTAACTTCGTTCACACCTTCAAACAATGCTTCAAATTCATTATTTTCAGAAACAATCTCTTGAAACGATTGCTTGTAATATACATTAGACATTTTCTTAAAGATCTTCTTAGGAATCTTAAACTTGTCATGTGTAGTACTAACGATATCCTTCATCAACTCCTTTTCGTTGTTGATCTTAGACATACATTCTGACATTTCCCTCAGACAACTCTTGATTGCCTTGAGTTCTTCTTCATTATAAGTTCCAAACAATGTTTGAACAGTAATAGACATTTAATTATGCTCCAGTTATCTGTGAAACAACGTCAAGTTCATTTTCCTCAACAACAACATTACCATTAATCAAACCAATAACAGTTTTACCTTCCACTTCACCTTCAGCAGCAGTAAATACTGCAACAATATACTTAGGATTTACTGCAATCTTTGCTTGTGTCTTCACATCAGTCAACCAAATTAAACTCATTTTATTATGCTCCATAGTTAGATTCTTTTGCTTCAGTAGCAACCCAATAATCAACGTCTTGCGTTTTGTGCTTGAAAGAAGCAAGACCTTTTGCTGAAATCTCAACATCATAAGAACCAGAAATCATTTTCAAGTTCTCCGTTAAGAATACCATTTTAAACGAATGTCCATTTCCTTCTCCCACCTCAATACTGTTAGTGTGAGCAGAATCATCCTTGACATTGTATGCAGTAATATACACTTTGTCACCATCAGACACAACAGCAATATTTGGTGATTGTAATACACTTGCACTTTTCAAGATAGACGCATAATCATCCTCAGTCAACATAAAAGAAATGTCAACAGATGGAAGAGATAGTGTCTTATCAGGAACTGTGATAATCATTTCCCTTGCGGTCTTACGATACTTAATTTTAGAACGACCACTCCTAAAAATAACATTTGCATCATCAAAATCAATTTCAGCATCTTTACACAAAGAGTGTACAGACAAGAACTGATTTAGATCATAGATGCAGAAATCCTCTGGAAAACTGTCCTTCAAAGTTGCTTGCGCCAGAACAGATTTACCAGGAGAAATAGTTTTAATAACACTACCTTGACGGAACTCAAGACCAGAATTGATACTGGAAAAGTTCTTTAAGACAGAAAGAGTATCACTAGACAGTTTCATTATTATCTCCAATCACATTATGTTTACACATTATAACACGTTCAACTTGGTTTGTCAAGTCCTCAAGTGTACCATTATTTGAAATCAACCCATCAATATCATGACCAACCCAAGCCCATTCAGAATAATGAACGTCTTCACCAACCATCATAAAATTTTTGAAATCATCAGTTTCACATTGTTGCAGTTTATTATACCATTCGGGTGATTCACCCCTTTGTACTTCATAAACTTTACCACCTTGTTTGTGAATCCAATCAATCTCATTAGGAAAACGAACATCAGTAATAACAATAGAATCGGTTGATGTTAGTAACCTATGTTCCAATTGAAGAACCCAGAAGTCAGTGTGAAATATATCACGACCAACTTCTGTTCCCATTTTCTGAAGTGCTTCTCTCGGTGTAAAAGGTCTGCCAAATTTGTTTGACCAGAATGAATCAGGTTCTTCTCTACGTTTTCTAGAAGATTCAGTATCTCCTTCTAACATGTCTCTATCCCAACCAAACATTACAGAGGCGACATCCTTGACACCTTTTGCAAAGCTTTCTTTTACATATCCATTCTGTTCTAATATATCACCTACGGTTCCTTTACCACTCCCGATAAAACCAACCAATCCTATAATATTCACGTATTACTTCTCCTTACGGTAGGTTCCTTGTTCCTTAGAATCCCAAACCAACTTCCATTCCGTAAGGGATTTGTAATACTTGTTCACTTCCTTTTGTCTAAATTTATAATCTTCAAAAGATTCCCCATCCATACGATAGGGAACCAAAACAGAACTCTCACTCATTACATTTCTCCTACAAAGTTAGCAACTGCTGGCATGTCACCCTGGAAGTGATATGTACCAATATGAGAAGTTCTCATCCAAGGACATAACCAGATGTCTCCACCCATCTTACGCCACATCTGACAGAACATGTAATCCTCTGACAAATAACGTTCAGAACCACCACCAGTGATACTATCTTTTGTATCAATAACAGTATCAAAGAATGCATGAATGTAACGTGAACCATCAAAGTGTGCTTGACCAACATGATCTGGTAGATAACGGATTGATGGATATTGCTTTTCCATCTTAGCAAAAACTTCACGTTTTACCAACATAAAACCAGTACCAATTTCAAGTACTTGAAGTGGTTCAGAAACATTAAACTGTGCAGTTCCTTTTACTGGATTGAATACGAAATCACCAGCAACCTTCTCTAAGGTCTGTGCATCAACATCAGGATTCTTAGCAGCAGCGGTCTTTACAGATTTCCACTTAATTGCTTTCTTAGGATATGGACCACCAATAACATCTTTGTCAATTGCAAGAAGTGCAATAACATCATTTGGGTCAAAGTGAATGTCTGAGTCAATGAAAAGTAGATGTGTGCAATCAGAACGATGAATAAATTCATCTACAAGATAGTTTCTTGCACGAGTGATAAGTGACTCATTGAAAAGGAACGAGAACTTTACTTGAACTCCATATTGCATACAGAGTGCCTGTAAATCAAGACAAGACTTCATGTAAAGACCATGATTCATACCACCATACATTGGAGTGGCAACAAAGATACTATTCTTTCTAAGATCTTCTTTTTTAATTGAAATTTCCATAATTTCCTCAGTTATTTTGAAACAGATTTGATTTTCTTATTTGCTTTGTTATAACGATCCATAAGTTTATTGAACTTTCCACGTTTCTTTAAACCCATTTTCAGTGCCATTGGTTTTGCCTTAGATAGATAGGTTATTCCATTGAGATGGTCCATTTCGTGTTGAAAAACATGTGAAGAAAGTCCAGAAAATACACCTGTCCTAACTTGTCCAGTGTAATCCTGATACTCAACTTCTACAGTTTCTGGTCTCTCAATTTTTAATCCCAACATGGGGAAAGACAAACATCCTTCTGTTATAAGAGATTTTTTATCGGATGCTTTAATAATTTTTGGATTAAAGAATGCTACATATTCTGCATCAGAACCCATTACAAAAACTCTGTAACGGAATCCAACTTGATTAGCAGACAATCCAAATCCACTTCTCCCCTTACAATTTTCAACCAACTCAGATGCCAATTCAGTTGGGTCTGTTGGTGGGTTTGTGAAATCAAACTCTGGTAGAACCTCTTTTAAAAT